CCACATTACCAAGTAGCCACCGGCCCCGTCACTTACAGTATGACCAAGTACCTAGCCTACATGTGGCACCCATCAGCAACATTTGGGATGCCCATGTCAGAGGATGACCCCCGTCCAAGGACGAATATTGTGTACACCAGTGGCCTATCAGCTGAAGCAATCGGTGACTGCCTTGATACCCATTCCAAACGGATCGAGAGATCCGGCGGAGTGGTTTATTACGAGGCGGATGCTGTGCGCTTAGACGCCCACTGTAATACACAATCCCTTGAGACGAAACATCGCGTGTACACACGCCTTAAGGTGAAGAGATGGCAATTGAGAGCATTAGAGCAAGTCATGCGCACAAAGGGTTTCACCCGGCGTGGCATCGAATATACCATCGAAGCTACTGTTCAATCAGGTAATGGTGACACCTCCTCTGGGGATGTCATCATTTGCGCAGTGCCAAGTGATTACATATTCAAACTGATTAAAGCATCACCGTGGATGTACGTCATTTTTGGCGTTGGCGATGATAACCTCACGCCAATGTCCAGATCAATATGGCAAGCATATGTGGTGATGGCTCAGAGAGTGTGGACATCATTAGGACTGAAGATGGAGATGTTAGTCATGACAAAGTTGGCAGACGTGGAATATTGTTCGGGGCGCTTTTACCCAACAGATACAGGTTTGGTTTACGGCCCCAAGATTGGCCGTATACTTGCTAAAACATTCTACGCCAAGCACGACTACTCAGATAGTCAGGGACCCCGATGGCTTCGTGCCGTTGCTCTAGGGCTCCTTAGAGACACTGCTTTCATACCCGTCTTGCGTGTACTGATACCATGCATCCTCGACATCACAGCTAACCGAAAAGCCTTAGTTATTGAAGAGGAGCAACGACCACATGCTCTACACTGGCATCAAGCCACTGTAGAAACTTGGAACATGTGCGAGCATTTGTATGGTGTCACAACAACGCAGTTGCTGGAGCTCGAGCGCTGGCTGGCGCAAAAGGTCACGTCTTTACCTATGTTGCTGTCACATCCAGTTTTGACAGTGATATTGGACCGTGATTTACCACGCTTAGATCAACGACGACTAAGTCAGGTGTACCCGTACGCCACCATCGGTGTCTCGGACATCTATAGGTTGGCCTGCGATAAGCTAAGTACACCAGTCATATTACACATTCTCTTTGGAGCCCCCCTGCTCGAGGAGTCACTGAAACACTTTGGTGGCCCTCTTGTACAATTGCTGTACCCACTTGTCGAGTACCTAACCAACAACTATATTTGGTTGAAATATGCGTCAACTCCGATGCATCCGTTAGAATACTTGTTCACTGTAGGTTGGCGGCATTGGATGTGGGGCTTCATTGGGTCTGAGACAAAGCTCGGATGGGTTGTGGCCATGGCTCTACACTCAGTGTGGAACTTTAATATGGTGGCACACGATATTAATAAGGTTACATTCCCTATCACCGACTTTGACTTAGTCATGACTATAGTGTGGTTTCTCATAATGACCATGCGCGTCGTACCAGCCTTCGCCTACCCATTCATTTGGGTGCTCGTAACTCTTGCAAACATAGTTGCAACGCCGGTCCGGTGGACAGCTAGAGCTTGGAATCGCCTGATGCATGCGTTGTTCGGCAACACGACAACCATGCGAGCCAGAATATTAGAACTGACTCAGGCTAACAAGCTGCCCTCCCCGCGGTATGAGCATCAGAGTTACGGCGCCGCTCACGACCAGACTCACACAGCCACATGCATCGTGATGGATGCTAGTGGCATGGTCCCAATCGCAACAGCAATTGGTCTAGGTAAGACCAAAAGTGCCGCCGAAGAGCAGGCCGCAACAAGTGCCATTATACCATTGATGGCATATGTTGAAGACTTGAAGGCCAAGCAAGTCGCAGAGACCGCCAGACTTAAGTTGGAGGAGGAAACTCGGCGTAAGCAGCTCGAGGAAGCACGACAATCGTTGATGATTGGAACCGGCGATGTGACACGGTCGTTGATGCTTAGCTATCCATGGGAACACATCATCATTGATGCAGACAACATACCTGTGCCAAGGGACCGCAGCCTGAAATTTGGTCAAGGCACCACCATTTATTTGGTGGGAGTACGCGACCACATTGAGGGGTGGAGCAGGTCCGGTGTGTTTGGGAATGCACAAGTGGTAACCATGGTAGTACCGCCTGGACGCGATTCCGCCGACAACGCGTTGGTGGCCAGGTTAGGGTACTTTGAGGCTAACACGACAACGGTCCTCACTCGGGATCAAAAGTTGATCAACCGCATCTTTACGGTTGGAGATTTCGTCGTCACTGACTCACTTGAGAATGCGCAATTCAATTCGGTGCAGCTATTTAAAAGCGTTCCGTTGCCAATTGCCGAAGTGTTGTTGAAATACTCCACCGTACCCGACTTACTAAAAGGTGTGCGTCGGAGGCAGGCGGTCGACTTGAACCAGGTGTGGAGAGCAGCCTTGTGAGCGGTCAATATATTTCTTGCGCGAAACCTTGAAATTCGGTTAAGCAACCCGCGCGCATTAGTTAGGAGCTCCTTTGGTTACGAATGGCAGAAGCAGTTGGAATTGCAATCGCTGAAAAGCTTGCGGAGAAAGCTATCAGCACCATGATGACCAAAGGTGAGCAAGGCAAGGGTGGGAAGAAGAAGAAGAAGAAGCCCAATGCCGCGAAAGCTCCAGCCCCAAAACTTGAGAAAGAGATGTTGAAGGCTGAGGAGAAAGCTGAAGGAGTGCGCACACGTGCAGCAACACGTGGTGTACCCATCCCAGTGCGTGTGGGCCACCGTCTACGACAACCGAAGATGAATGTGCGCACCACTAAGCACAAGGGAGAGGACGCGTTGCGTATCACTGGGTCCGATTTCTGGGGAGTACTCTCCACTTGGACTAGTGGCCAATACCAGCCAATGTTCTCTATGCCCCTCACACCAATGGCAGTTCTCAACACGCGTGTCCAAATCGAAGCAACCTTGTGGACAAAGTTTCGATACCATTTCTTAGAAATGGAGTTCATTCCAGTTCAAGGCACTGGGGTGAATGGCGCCGCGTTGATGACAGGAACTTGCGACCCTGAGTTGCCCGTTCCTGGTGCCGAAGGATCACTTCAATATGCATCTGCACTCATGAGCGCGAAAGGTGCGGTTATCACTCCATATTATATGGAGACCAAATTCCGCCTTACGCCTCCTGATGGGCCTGAAGAGTACTACATTCAACCTGATGAGCAGAACGTTGATCGTCTCACGCATCAGGGTCGTGTCTTGTGCATTCAAATGACTAGCGACAGTCCTGGTATTGTCGGCTTCCTTTATGCACATTACGACATAACATTCTACGGGAAAGTGCTGAGTGTGAATCCGAACACCTTGCAGTCTCATCCCATTAACGTTACATCGACTAGCAATGCTACGATGCAGTTATGGGATCAAGGGATATTGCAGCCGCTAACATTCATACCGGCCACAGGTGAAACAGCTTTCACGACGAGCACTCTGTATTTGTGTTATATGAATTGTGATCGTGGCAACTACTATGCTATGACTTTGTTCTGGTGGAAGACACCCGCAACGTTCAATAGCTCAAATAGTACAGGCTTGTACACTACTCCGTTTGATGCACAAAATCAAACCACCGAAAACCGCTACCGTGGTCAAGTCACGGGCGGTAACTTGCCAACTAACGCCGCCTTGTTCTACATAGTGTCAACGGCTGATCCTTATGAGCAGAAGCGCCATGAAGACTTGCTCCGAGAGCAAATGATGGCCAAGTATGACTCGCAAGCCAATAATAACGCTTACAGCTCGCAGAAGCCATTTAACCGTTCAAAATCCTGAACGGGGTGTCCAAGGGGTCCCAGGCGGGAGACTAAATATAGCCTGGGACAGAAATTGTAAATAATCGTGG